ATTTTCTCTATCTATTTTATGTGGAAGATTAAAATTACACCAATATAGATGTCTTCCTCTTTTTTGTGCAAGTATCAATGGTTCATAATAAGGTGTTACGTTTTCTACAACGTATTTACCTTTGAAGTGTTCTTTTAAAAAAATAACTTCTTGATACAAGCCCATATCAGGATATTTTGGGATATAAAAATCTTGGTTTTTTTGTGTTACCCTTACTTTACTATGAGTAGGACAAGGTGGTGAACTCCAAATAAAATCAAACTCTTTATAGTGGTCTAATAAGTATTGGTGTGCATCAGCTACTATAACTTTGTCTTTTGGAAATCTTTCCTGGTAAAGTCTTGCTAATTCTTCATCCCATTCTACTGCTGTAACTTCTACCTGTGTAACCTCATCCCATTTATATCTGTTACCACCTAAACAAGCATAAAGATTTAATATTTTCATAATGTGCCACTTATTGTATAACTATCTAAATCAACATCTTCAAGAAAAAACATCTTGTATCTTTCTATTGCTTCAAGTGTTTTCTTTTTACCACTTTCATAGAAATCATTACCTACGTTAAAGATACCAATATCACAACTCTGTTTATCTATAACAAGAAACTGAAACTGTTTTGCTTCCATTTTAAATAATTGACAATAGATATATACTTGAATATCATAATCATAAGCATATGCACTGTACTGTGAACGTGGGTTTGCAAAGTTGTGTATTGATGATGTAGTTTTTAAATCTACTATTCTATTGCCTTTCGATAATATGTCTGCTTTACCTCTAAATGGTATGCCCTCAATATAATCAATAGCTGGTATTTCATACTCACAGTTTGTTAGTAATTTGAGTGCTTGTTCATTTCTAAATAAAGCATCTTGTAATCTTTCTATTTCACTTCTTTCTTTTGTGGTGAATATGGTGTGTTCTTTATCTTTGTTTTGTAATACTGTATCTTTAAATACTTTAGCTGTTCTTGACTTACAATCAACAAAAGTATATTTGTCAAATTCTTCTGGTTCTAAAACTGACAAATGTAAAAGTCTTCCAAGTAATAATGCCTTTGTAATTGGATCACCATACTTTATTGTATAAGCATAACTCTTAGGACTTTTTCTTAACTTCTTTATTACTGAACTACTTAATGTTGTTTTACCAAGATAGTTATAATAAAAATCATCACTTGCCATTTCTTTCAGCAAATCTGCTTTCTTCCAGGTTGTTGAATCTAATAGTGTTATTGAGTTCATTTATTTTGTTATTTAATTTTTGTATATCTTTTTCATATGTGTTTTCTAAATATTGTATTCTTTTAGTTTTATACATATCATCTATCAAAAGTGTATTTGTAAAGCTGTACATATTTGTCAAACACTCCATCATTTTACCCAAGTTTTTTCTTCTAGGGTTTTCTTTATCTAATTCTTCAAACATCTTGCAAAGTGTATGTCCTAATAAATTAAATTGTGATTCATAATATAGTCTTTGATTTAAGTTCATTTATTTATGTTTTTAATTACTGATTGTTTTTCATTTAAAAGATAACACTTTTTTTTTACTTTCTTGCTACCCCAAAAAGAAGTTTCAGGACACCAAAAGTCTTTAGGTTGCCCAACATCTAATTTGTTCAACCAGAAAAAATAGTTGCCGTTAGGATCGTTTACAAAATACAACTTAACAATATCCTCATCCATTTCCATCAGTTTATCATACTTGTATTTTTCTAGTAGTTTGTTTTCATAATAATCATTTCTAAATTTCATTTCAATAACTACTGGAAAACCTTTTGCTGTATAACCTTTAGCGTCATAGTGTTCATACTTTGCACCACTCCATTTTAAATTCCATCCATCTAAATTAAGTATTGCTACTATTGCTTTTTCAAACTGATGTATCGTGTCTAGTTTTGCCATATTATCTATTATGTGAAATGGCATTACCATTATTTTTCAAATACTTCATTTACTTGTTTTATCCATCTTTTGATTTCTTTATTGTTACAACTACAAAAGTTTGGCTCACTATATTTGTGGTTATAATACTTTGCGTGTAGTTCACACATAACTTTAAAATCTTCTAGTGTAATTTCACTATTGATTCTTGCGTGTACTGCATCCCAAGTTTTTTTGTCTAAAGCTTTATCTTGTTCCATTTTTTTCTACGTTCATCACACTTACATCCAGGAAATATTTTTTTCCATACATACCTAATGCCAGTGTACTTTGTTATATAATATACTAAATCACCTAATTTCATTTTATTGTTTTTAAAATTTCTAAACAAAGTTCTTTTGGAATTTTACTTCTTTCGTAATTTCCTTTTAAACCTTGCGTTCCAGTTCGACTTCCTCTTGGTGCTGCTTCGTGATGGCAGTTTTTATTACCATTAAAACATTCAGCTCTAGGTTGCCATCCATTTGGGTTTAATATCGATCTAATGCTATTACTCCATATATCCGTTGGTTTTGCTCTTGTATCACCATACTTACAATACCATATTGTTGTTCTTGGTAAAGTTTGCATAAAATCAAGTTTTCTTAATTTACCTCTAGGGTTTTCTATATACCAATGTTTTGGTTTTATTTGTTCTATTATTTTAATTGTTTGTTTTACAACTTTTACTCCAAATATTGCTTCATTGGTTTTTGGGGTGTGGTCTTTATTCCAATGTTTTCCAATACTAGCTACACTAAAATAAGTACAAGGTGGACTTGCCCAAATTATATCTATTTTGTAAGGCAACTTATTTATATCAAATTTAAGTATATCAACTACATAATCAATATTAGCAAAGTCATTTATGTCAGAGCTAAAAACATCAAAGCCAAGACTTTCTGCTGCTTTACCAAAACTTCTACTTCCAGCAAATAATTCAAGAACTTTCATAATATTTGTTTAAGTATTTTTTTTACTTTGTTGTATGTTCTATATAAACTATAATAACTAATGTGGCTTTTTTCTGATAATTCTTTTATACTTGTGCCACCCTCAATAATTTCATATACTTGTTTATCGTACCAATGCAATTCGTTAAGTTTTTTAATTACTTGTTTGTATTTTTCTTCTATGTTAAAACCCATTGGTGTTTGTTTTCCTATCTTGTTTATATAGTCATCTATATTTATAACATTAAATTTTGACTTTTTTATTTGCAAGTTTGTAGTCATATGCCGTAACATCATATATATATAGTAAAAATTTATGTCGTCACCGTATGATAAATCTTTACCATTACGTAAATATTTAATTACACGTACATACATTTCCTGGACTAAATCTTCAGCGTAATCGTCAATTCCAAATGATTTAACAATAGCAATCCAGTCATTATGTTTGTCGGTTAGTTTCTTTAAGACATTCAAAATGGTGCTTTTATTCTTTCCAATAAAGATAAAAGTACAGTTTTTTTTCCATTAATTTCAAAACCAACATTATTTTTTATGCTCTTTAGTATTATAGGACTGTCAATCGGTGTTGGTCTTCCACCAGTATCAACGTCTTTAATTTTTCTTATATGTATTTGTAAGTTCATCCATTCAGTTGGATGTTGGGTGTAACGATGGCAGCAAATGAAATCATCAGCACGGTTTACAAATTTGCCACCACCCTCAACGTCTGCTGCAAGTGGTGGAATCGGATGTCCTTGATATGGATGCCCAGCTGGGTGTTTGATTCTCAAAGCGTTGGTTGCAGCGTGTGTTGTAAGCCAGATAGATACATTTTCTTTTTTGCAAAAGTTTCTCATTTCACTAGTTGCCTGGTAGTCGTAATCGTGTTTGTTTATACCACCTAGAACATTTCTATCAATAGATAACGAGTTATATGGATCAATCAAAAAGCCATCATACTTCCAAACTTTGTTAATGCTTTCGCCTAAACTAATTAATTGCTTATAAGTATAAAGTTCTTGTGAATCTACAAACTTGAAATGTTGATATACAAATTTAGCGTGTTTGTTAAATTCTTCTTCTTTAATAAGGTTAATTGGTTTTTCTTCTAAAAACTCTATGAGCTTTTTTATCATTTGGTGAGGATCGTTTTCACTTGAAAAAACCAACCATTTTAATTTATGAACCACACTATATAACAACATTAAGTAAAGAGTAATTGTTGTTTTACCAGAATTTGCGTGTCCTAATATTAAATTGAAATTAGATTTTTTGAATCTAAAGTATTCGTCTATTTGTGGTATGTCTAATTTGTAACCCTCTGATACTTCACCCTTTCGGACTTTTATCAGCTTGTCTATTTGCTTGTCATAGTTAATCAGCATTTGTCATAGAATTGTTTGCGTAGTTAGATGCTTTTTGATAGTTTTTAAAATCACTATGGTAAATATAATCTACAAACAATTCAAACCAAATAATTTTCTCTTTTAAATTATTTATTTCCTCTAACTCTTTTGTACCACCATTTCGGTTTGTTTTCGTCATCTATATTATGTTTATTTATTATGTTACCCTCTAAATCAAGAATTGTATATCCCTGCTTTGCTAAAAGTCTTAATGCTCTTAACTGTTCCTTTGCCCTTTCTTCAATTCTATAACTTTCAAATATTTCGTTGCTTATTGGCATATTGTTGAATTTTATTTTAAAATGGCAAATCATCCCTATCAGGACTGTGATCTGCTGTTGTTACTTCTTTTGGTTTATAATCATTTAACTTAAAGTATTGTTTACCAGCTTTGCTTTCGCACAAAGAAAGATTTATAAAACCCTTTATTGCTTTTGGTTTTAACTTGTTAAGTTCTTCAATTAATAATTCTATGTTTACTGAAACATCACTTTTTACCCAATCTACTTTTGCTGGTTTTGGGTACAAACCACTTATAAATTTTATTTTATCCATTGTGTACGTATTTTTCTATTTCTCTTGCTAATGTAATTAATTTATTTCTATTTTCTTCTTTTTCCCAGTCGAACAACTGCCCCTGGTATAAATCGGTAGCCCTGTTCATACTACTTTGCCTAATGATATAAGTTTGAACATCATCAGTTTTTTTATACTCTATCTTTGTTTCTTTTGGTACTGGGTTCTTTGTTTTTATATATGCTTTATTTTTGTTTTTATCTAAATCATATTCGATTTCACTACCCTCTTTGTAATATAAAACATCAGTTCTATAAACTAAAGGTGCGTGTCCGTTGTCAAATACAAACACATATTTAGTCCATTTATCACCATCATTATCCCAACTTTCTTTAGGTTCTATTTTTTTTAATATTGCTTTGTAAATCATAAATTATTTTTTTTAATTGTTTATTTTCTTCTTCTAATTCTTGTAATCTATTTCGTAGTGCTTTTATTTCAGCTACTCTTAGTCTTGATAAGTCTGCACTACCCGTCATAGTTTACTATTTTAAAACCTTTAGATCCAATAGGTGCAGATTTTTTAATTGCTTCTATTGCTTCTTCTGGTGTTGTAGCCATTACAGTTTGTACTCTA